GAACCAACTTGTGGACGTACCGTATTCCATTTAATCGGGCTTTCAGAAATTAACATTTCCACGCAAGGAGAATAAAGCATTGTTTTAATACCCTCAATGTCTTCAATGTCTACATAAGCATTAATAATCAATAACGGTGTAGCATTCTTTGATATGTCATTTATTTGACCTCTTGAATTTGATAGGTCTGAAATATAAGTTTCAAATGAACCATTATTTTGAGTAACTAAACCTTTTGTTTGCACCTTTGAGAATAACCAATGTTCACGCCCACCGTATGTATTTAGCCACGAAATAAAGATTGGATTTTCTTTGCACTCCCTATCTATTTTAATTGTTTTAATTTCTGTTACTATCATTCTCCAGTATATTGAGTAGGATTTAAATAATTATCTCTAGGACCATAGAAATCACTAAAATTAGTAGCATATTCACCGTCATCCCATCTAACTGGTATCGGGTCTGTATCATTTGCTTCTAGCCAAATATCAATAGTTTTTACATTGCTTGTATATCCTTGCTTTAACATCAATCGATTAGCATATAATCGGTTATTCATATTTAAGTTATCGCTTGTCGTTGCTATTGTAGTGCCGTTAATATCTTTAGTCGTTTCTTTTCTAATCACTTGGTAATTTAGCATATTATCCGAATAGATAAAATTCAAAGAAAATGGATAGCCTACAAAATAAGTAGGTTTATTAAATACGCTTTGAAATTTTGCTTTATCAGTTCTAGTATTGTCAAATGTAGGAACAAAAGACCCCATATTATATCCATACTTATCTTGAATTTGATTAGCGGAATTAGTATAATAAAGTACGTTTGCATCGTTTAACGAAGTGTAATTTCCAACAACTCCATTTATAACCTCTCTTATTTGTATATTGAATTTAGAACCCTCACCAATCTGGAACTTGTTTATCGCATCGTATAAAAAGTTATTTTGATTAATTGTTTTAGTTGAAAGTAATTCTTGTACAGAAACTTTAGCAACCCCTAAATTATCAGTCTTGTTTTTAACGCTGCCTATTGCTTCATAAGTGTAACCGTTAATATAAGACACCTTAGTTTCAATATAATGACTTTGATAAGCATCTATGAAGATAAAATATCCATAAGTCCCACTTAATAAAGAAACGTTATAATCAAACTTTAAATGATTAGTTGAAATACTTTTAATCGTTAAAACCTTAGAACTTGCACCTTGAACATAATATACTTTTTGACCTACTTTAACTGTAGATGGTATGCTAATATTTAATTTAAAATGTACCTCAGTTCCGCCCACGTTGTATTTCTGCAAAACGTTTGCATCTATTCTTTGTATCTCAAATGTAATAGGTTGATGAACGGGAAACCAATTTGATTTTTGTCCGTTTATTAATATGCTTGGATTCTTTTTTATTGAAATCATTGTTTAACTATATTAGTTATTTGGACATAATACCTTTGTCCTATCAAATTTACTAAATTATCTATTCGATTATCTGTCAAAATAGGTTCAAAAATATTTTGTTTTCCCCCTTGTTGGTATAACTTAGTTCCATTTAAATGAATAGACTTTGATATTCCCCAACTTAATTGTTCACTTGTTGGAACGTTGCCTTGTGCATTTGCTTTCCCTGAGATACCTTTCTTTTTTATCCAACTTAAAATCGCTTGTTGTAAAGTTGGTGAGCCAGTTTTAGCACCCGATGAAGTTGGTTTTCTACCCTTCCATAACACCGAAATAAATGGAGAAGCATAAATAGTCAAACTATTCTCAGTATTATCAGCGTACATTGTAGAACCTAAACTACCACTAACCTTTTTAAGTTCTGGAATAATTGTATTCGTAAATTGGTCGAATATCTCTTTATTTGTTGACATAGTAAATTACTGAGCAAATTAACAACCAACTAACTATTGAAATTATCCAAAGATATTTTTTATATTTTAACATACTCCATCACTATTAATCATTCGTAAACTAAACGGCATCATTATACCACTCATATTTGTATCAAATAAATTTTGAACCTGAACGCACGTTTCAACACTTAAATCTCGAACATTATCCACATCGTTTTCAAGTGAAATTTGAAACTCTCTTTGAGCGTTCTCAGCCTTTACAAAAGTTTCTTCTTGTTGAACATCGTTATCATCTAACTCAGATTTAAATAAGAATAAAGCCACACAAATATAAGTACGCTGGAATGCTCCAGTACTCATTATTTTTGGAGTGTACTTCATAGGCATATCTAAATAAACACATGGAAGTAATTGTTCATCAGCCATAAGATTTTGAAACTGAGTTTCCGAATGTAAAAAAGTATAGGTTTCATTATTTGAAGTCATTAAAGCCACCTTGTCGCTAACTAATTGTTTAATTGTCATTTGTCTTGTATTATTTTTCCGTAGTTACTTTCAAATTTACTACTTATATTTTGTTTTAATAGTATTAAAAAGATTAAATTATAAGGAAGTTGCTCAACTTGTTCATGAGTGTAGTTGTATTTCTCTGCTATCATATCAATTGTGTTAAAATCGCCTAACTCATTAAATGAATCAATACCAGCCATTTTTTGCTCTATTGTAATATCCGATTTTAAACGTTCATTATCTCTTTCAATTATCTTTATTAATCTATTCAATAGATAGCAATAGGCTTGAAATACGGCATAGCAATTTAAATCTAAACAATCTACACCTGAATACAATTTAATGACCTCACGCACGTTTGAAATATCTCTACACGCTAATATTTTTTTCTCATAACTTTCTTGCCCTAAATCAATAGGAAGTTCAATATCGTTTATAAAATTACTTTCCTCAAATTTTGTAAAGTCTTCTTGTAGAAATTCTAAATACGGAGTTATAACCTCAATATCTAGCATCAATATTTCAACCTCGTTTAGCCCTGTCAATATTTTAATCGCTTCAATCTCATTTGAACTTTGCAATTTTAAATAATCTTTAAATAATATATCACTCCATGAAGTAGGAAGATTGAAGTCCTTTATTTGTGTTTTAAATTTAATCATAATAAACGGCTTCGAGGTGCTTTTGCTTTTGGTTTAAGTTCAAAATAATATCTCATCATTATACTATCCCAATGGTCAGGAGAACGTCCTATATTTGCTTTTATAACATCTTTAGAAATAATACCTAATCGAGTATCTTTGTCAATTTCTTTTTGTTTTATTTGCTCCATTTCTTCGCTAACCAAATCGCGAACGTGTGTGTTAATTGAAACCTCTCCACATTCTCTATTTTGTATTTTTTTAGCCATTAAAATACTACATTGACTTTTTAAATTTTCATAGTTTTCTCCATTCAATGCCCTACTATTATTAACGAAACCCTCACATCTTAACATATCAACAAGTCCACCACCTACTCCATCTTCATCGGCTATTGTTTGACTATTTGGTACATTGTATTTTGCTTGTAATTTTCTAGCCTCGTCATATGCTTCTACTATTGTATTCTTTGCAAATATTACAACATCAATACACTTCCATTCATTCCACACCCTATAAACAGTTGTATCTTTACCTTTACGAGCCACATCAATAGTAATATAATGTTTACCCTCATCATTTATATGAACGGGGTTAAAATAGTCTATAATAGCGTCCATATCAATCAATGTAGATGGGTCGTCATCATATTCCCAATTTCCATAATAAAGTCTTTGCTTTGCGTTATTATCTAATTGTAATAATGATTTTAAATAAGATGGGTGTAAATGTGGATTATCTTGTGGGAGTGCCTGAATAAACTTCCTATAATCTTTTAATGTTCCGTTTTTAGATGGTTGGTAAAATTCTTTATAAGTCCAATTCTTTGCAGGATTTAAAGTGCCTAACATTTTAGGTATTAAATTATATTCAGTTAATTTGTATCTTATCCTAGATTTAACTATTTGCCATGCTTTATAAACAACTTGGTTACATTCATCTATAAATGCTCCAGTAATCTCAAGAGAACCTAAACTATCATAGTTCGGGTCTGAAGGATAAAGAAATAAATCTTTGAGTATTATCTCGCTACCATTTTCAAAGTAAATAACATTTGATTGAGCGTTGTAATTAAACTCATCTCCTATGTCTAACTTACTAGCAAGTTCAAAAAAAGTGTTTAAAGTAGTTTCTT